TTGCCTTGGTAATGTCACGCTCATCACGCGGATAGACCGCATGGATCAGCGTCAGCTGTTCGTATGGGTTCTCATTCGCCTTTTGCAGTATTTTACTATTGAATTTTTCGTCACCAAATTTTTTCAGTGCAGCCCGTGCCGGCATTTTAAATTTACGAAAGACCGTATCAACCCGCCCCTTGTCATCCTCGGACAAAAAGCACTCTTTGATGTGACGTGTGCTGAATCTGATTTGCTGTTCGTCATCCTTATCGACAAACATCACAGCAGTGCCGAATGTCACCAGGTCCAGATAGAGCTCGGCAATTTGCTCTTGAAAGTTAGATCTGTTGAACGCCTGGTACATAACGTCCTCAACAGATTGCAGCCATTCCTTAGCCTCATCATCGCCGTTCAGCTCATCGTCAGAAAAGCGCAACCCGAACCAGCTGGTTGATCCGTTGGTAAGCATACCATGCAAGCTAGCGGCCAAAAGCTCAGCTGCCAGTATAGCGGTGCCATCAAAGACAAGTTCTGATCGTTTGTCGCCCGGTGAGCGATTTTTTGTGACGTCAGCCTTGCGCGGCACAACATAGTCGGCCACCTCTTGCCAGTGGCTTTCCCATGTCTGGCGTTGCGTGACCAGGCTGTCGTACTGCTTGATCAGGATTTGCGCGAGTTCATCAGCCATTTAGCCACCCAGTAAAGATTTCTTTTCGGTAGGCGCAGCGCCCATAACGCCCTGTGAGCCGGTCAATATGGTGCCGGCACTCTTGCGGCGCTTTTTCTTTTTCGGAGCCTCGCCTTCCTGTTCGCCGGCATAGATCACATCATCTGGTGATGGCGGCTCTGGCGCATCAACCGCAGCGGCTGGTGGCGGTGCAGCTGCTGCCATCGCCTCTTGCTGTTCCCGCATTTCTTTTTTGCTTGGCATAAGACCAGTTGCTTTGAGTGTTTCTCCGGCAACCTTTCTTGTAAATTTTCTAAATGCTCTTACCACACCGCCCATCATTTGCCTCCAAGTAGTGATTTATATTCTATGGGTGCGTCCGTTGTGACGCCCTGAGAGCTTGTTTTCTGGCTGGTTTTCATCGTCGCCTTGTTTTTGCTTTTTTGCTGCACCTTCTCGACCTCAGTGCCACCAGCCCTTACAACCGGTGCCGGGGTAGCCGGCGGGGGTGGCGGCGCTGATGGGGGCGGCGGGATCATGATTTTGGGACGTAGAAAACTCATGCGACCACTCCTAGCGGATTGTATTGGCTGTCCGCGATTTTTTGGGGCGCCCTTTGGTAGCCTTGCGTTTCTTTGATGCCGACCGCGAGGTAGCGGAAAGCGTCGGCGCTATGCGAGGACCAGTCGTGGACGGGGGTGTTCCTAAAGCTCCTAAGACGCTCATTATAGGCCCGATGATACTGGCGCAGAGCTTCCAGACCAGGTTTACAATTTTCTTTATCAAACCAACAACGGGGGATAAGCATTTGTGCAGCATGAAGTCCATCCTCTAATGGTAGTTTTGGCACAACCCGAAAGTTTATTCCCAAGTCCCAAGCGACCTCTCGCCGGCTTTTACCCGACCCCAACTCTCTTACTTCGATATCGTGCGGGGCATTGTGTGTGCCATAAAGATAATCTTTTTCTGCCAGCATCCTGGCATAGTGAGGCAAGCCCTCACCCCTATTCTCATAAAAATCGATAACGTGAACGGCCCTGCCAACGGATTGGGTAAACCAAACCACAGTGCTATCGCCAACACCCAGATCCCACCAGGTATCGACCTTCACGGTTGGATCATAGGGGACTGAAGATATGCGCCCACTTTCCTGAGCCTCTTGCAGCTCTTTTCCAAAAACAGCCCCTGGGACATTGGCAACCCAGCTACACTCGAACTCTTGCTCGAACTGATCAGCTGACATCATGGACCTAGCAGCATCCAGCTCCTCTTCATCGAGGATGCCAGTCTCACTAGCTTTATGGATCGCCGTATACCAGTCGTCCTGGCTCTCAGCCGCCACAAACAATTCATAAAATGCGTTATGGCCTCTAGGTGTACCAATGAACAGCGCCTTGCCTTTTCTGTCACTCAGTGCCGGCCTGATGATCTCAGGAAACAAACTCTCCGGCATATCTGCCATTTCATCTAGGCAAGCCATGTCCAGATAAATACCGCGCAAGCTATCCGGGTTCTCAGCACCAAGCAGCTGTATCCTTGCGCCATTCGGTAAATCACAGCGCAGCTCAGTCTCGTGAAACCTAACCATAGGTATTTTGCCGGCAAACTGCTTGAGGTAGTCCCATGCCACCGCCTTAGCTTGCCGATAGGTCGGCGCTATGTAAGCACACCTCGGATTGGTATTCGGATTAAGCACCGCCTCTCTCAGCAAGTGATTTATCGCCATGACAGTCTTGCCAGCACGTCGATGCAGTACGACAACGCCCCAGCGCTTTGCAGCTAGCTCAGCGTGAAGCTCGGCTTGCAACGGTCTAGGCGTATAGGGGATCTCAATGTTCATGTGAGAGACAGGCTCATGATAGGTTATTATATGCTATAGATTCGGCGGGCGTCTCTGGGGGTGGTAGGGGGTCTCGTTTACAAAATCCCACACACACAACAGGTATATATCCCGTCACTCTCGTAAGCATATCAATGGTTACAGCCTGGTCAGTGCCAAGCCAGTGCCAAGACCATCACAGTCTGGCATCAATCAGAGAAAAACAAAAAGCTTTGGGTGCCTTGTGCGCGCGAGCACTGACACACACAGCCTTTTATATATATCAATTCACCACGACAGGTTCAGCATTTCCCCACGTCAAAGTCACAGTCCCGCTCTGCTGTTGCTTGTCATCTGCCTTGTCTCTAATGCCAAGAGGTTGCATCTGACGTATGTGCTTATCCTTGTGATCTGCCTCTAACCGTCTACGCTGTACCTCAGCCATAGCTAGCTTAGGATCGTCAGGCAATGGTGCTTCAACGAGATCGATAATCTGATCACGCATTACTTCGCATTGCAGAGCTCTAGCTGTTCTATAGCTTGCGTAAGCTTCCTCATCCTCTTGAACATGCCGCAGCACTGTACGCCAGCTAGGCAAGCTTGCATCATCATTACAGATCCTGGTCAGACTAATCCCGTCTGCAATTCTCTCGCAGATCGTTGTCATCTGTGCTTTTGTGATACGTCGTTTAGCCATAGCCATCCAAAAGAACTGACCCAGCCATAGCAGCTGCAAGGCTGAGCCAGCTTGTAAGGTCCAAGTTAAGGGAGGAATTACGCAACATATTGTGCAGCGTATAAGAATCTGTACTACTTTTAGAACATTCGCGTCAAGTGCTTTGACGAATAATGTCACAACACATAATACAATCTAATCAATACATCCTTGTAACGCCGCTTTACAATGCGTGGATCGTTGAGTTGCAAGATCCTTGCAAGCTTTGTCCAAGACGGTCCACGCTCTCTGAACGCTGCGCTATGGCATACAGCCCAGACAAGGCGCCGATCCTCTTCGTCAAGCTTTGTAACAGCCAAGCCAACAGCCTTGTCATACCTCGATATCTGATCTGGCGTTGCTTTGAGCCTCGGCGCTTCAAAAGCATTGTAACCGTATGCTTGCCATTCCATGACATAATCAGGCCATGCGCTCATCTTTTGTTTGCGAATAGCAGCTGGCAGCTTGCGTTCTGTCTCAGCCGCTTCTTTAAACAACGTATCGAGCTCAGCGACGTCCATTCAGATCATCCTGCAACTTGTGCAAATAATCAGCACGATCAAGTGCTGACAGATTGGACAGAAATTTCTGGATTTGCTTCAGCCTATCTAAGCTTAGCTTAGGGCTTAGCCTCTTCATAACTCTACGTTCAAGCTCAGCAAGAGGCTCTTGCTCTGATCTGGCTATAGCTTGGACATACGGAGCTTTGCTATGCTTAACAGCTTTGTTAATTAAAAAATTTATGTGTGGGTTATCTGAGACTTTCTGAGACATCCAAGCTGTCTTAGCTTTAGAGCTACATGATAGGCGTTTCATCTGTCAATCCCCTTTCTTTTTCCACCTGTTTGCGCCAGCACTTATCGTTAGCGCACAGCAACTTTCCGGCTCCGTTGATTATCCAGGTTCCCCATAGTCGCTCGTGCTTTGCCCCGCAGCTCGCACACTTCTGAGGCCACTCTGTCTGATCCAAGATCCATCTCCATTATTTGCTTAGCCATCTCGGCTAGTAAGTAGCCCTCAGTCATTAGACCGTATCCGTCACCGTGCCTGACCACCTGGTAACGCGGTATGTCCCAAGCCTCGGCAATCAGGTTGATGCCCATGCCATCCATGATGCCGCGGCGGTACTCAGCCCTGGCGAGCTGCATTGCTTCATCGCGTGTCATCACGCACCGCCTTGATCGTCAGCCCGATCTGCATGGCTATTTGCGGCACGATGGCATTGCCTAGCCCTCTAAGTCTGTCCACCCTTTTGGGTATCCCATGAGCCACTCGACCCACTGGGGGTTCAAAGTCCCAACCCCCGTGTTTCTGACATCTGGGTGGTTGCCCAGCATCTTCTGCATTTTGCCATTCGGCGTTCCGCAAGCGTCCTCGTTTGCTGTCGGTGTCGGCCACATCCTCACCGCATCCAACAAATGTGTCTGCTGATTTGGTTTGCTGTTCAAGGTGTCCTTGTAATCCCTCGCCATTGGTGTCGGCCAAATTTTTTTGTATGTTCTGTGATTCTGTAATGTTTTCAGATTTGCCATTTGTGCAGCTTCGGTTATCGTAATCTCTCCGTTTTCCACCTTTTTCAAAAGATTGGCTATCTGACCCTCTGATGCGTGACCGTAGCCCTTTGTCGTTGGTGTCGGCCACCAGCCGCTGTTCATTGATGGTGCCATTTGGTTCGCCGTGGCTGTTGGTGTGTGCAATAATCCAGATTCGTTGTCGGCGGTGCGGGGCATTGACGGACACAGCTCCAACACAAAATGTTTGGACTGCGTAACCGGCCTTATCTTCCAAGTCAGATAGCACGCGGTTGAGGCCCAAGCTGATGTGTCCAGAAACATTCTCGCAAACAATCCAAGTGGGGCGTTTTGCTTGAATAATCTTAAATATTTCCGGCCAGATATGACGGTCATCTTCCGCGCCTCTTTGCTTCCCGGCGACACTAAAGGGCTGGCAGGGGTATCCTGCTGTGAGGATATCGCAGTCTGGAACAAGTCTTGCTGGGTCATTGGCTAATTCCTTTACATCTTCAGCAATTGGCACGTCAGGCCAGTGCTTTGCTAATACCTTGCGGCTCCACAACTCAATGTCGCAGAATAGGACAGGCTTGGATAAGCCAGCCCATTCAAAGCCAAGAGCAAAGCCGCCAATACCACTGCATAAGTCAACGTGAGCCATCATTACAAATAGCCCTTGCCATCGCACTTCGGACAATGCTCAGACTGCACACAGCCCTCACCGTCTGGTGCATACACCCAACCATTTTTACA